AGACAAGTGATTTACGGGCCATCAGCCGATCCTCCGCAAATTGGCTTCGCGGTGCGTATGCTTGTGCTGAAGTGATCCCTCGACCTTCAGCCGCCCGAAATGGATGACATCCCCGCCACGATTCGTAACGGACACCAGCTCATCCTCGGGTCGCAGATCGGCACCAAGCGCAAACAGGCCGCGCACATCTTCGATCAATGCGGACCGCTCGTCTCCAACCACCTCCCGGCCGGATGTCGACCAGACAAAACAGGGCAACGGTTCGCCGATAGGCTGAAAATCAGGCTCTACCGGATTATTCCAGCCATCGGTTCCCGCTGCCTGGTTGCGTTCGACCTGTGCCCGCATGGTGAGCCGCCCGGCGATCATGTCTGCCACCGGTATTTGACCCAATCCCAAGCCAGCCATCCGATCGACAGCAGGATGAACAGCCAGGGAAGTATGATGATGGCCAGCGCAAGGACTGTTTCCCATCTCCCTACTGTAAATTTCCAAGGATTCCCGAGCAGGCAAAATGCGCCAAAGCTCAACGCTGCCCATGATATCAGCAGGACCAGAGCCAGATCGCTCATGCCATCACCATCGACTGGCGCGAAACCAGTCCTTCGAAAATCGCTTCCCGGTCCGCCGCCATGTCCCCCGACAGCGTGAAAGAATAATCGCCGGCCTTCTCGCTTTTCAGCCCGCCGCGATATGTGAGGTCCAGCTGGATCAGCTTGATCGTCGCTTCCTCGCGCGCCGCCGCTTCGCCGATCGGCGTATAGGTGACGCGGACCATCGGCGCCCAATAGCTCCGCCCGTTCGGCCCGCTGGCCAGCCGTTGCAGCGTGCGTCCGCCATGCAATATCGCATAATCCCCGGCAGCCAGCGTGATCTCCGCAGAGGCATCTCCGCTATTGCCAGGATCAATCTCGACAATCGCGACTGGCTCGCCGCTGTTGATTGGTCGCATCATGCGATGGGTTCGCCGGAAGCGCGAGTCCGGATCGGCCGGATCGCCCAGCGTCACTTCAATCTCGCCCGCCACGCCAAAGCGCGCGTCGAGTTCGGCGGCGATCCCGTCGATCATCGCCTGCAGCTCGCCATCGGACAGATCGCTGCCCGTGCGTTCCTTGACCCGGTCGAGCAGCGCCATTTTGGATTACTGCGCGTCGGTAGGTGCCGCCGGGGGCAGTAGCGTTTTTGCAGCGGCAATCGCAGCGGCAAAGTCAAAAGCCGGAGGCATACCTTTGAGCTTCGTGGCGAGCTCGTCTGTCAGGGAAGCAAAAGCCTCGACTGTGCCGACACCCTGCTCAGCCAGCTTCTTCGCAGTAGCGGCGCCGATGCCGCCAATGTCTGTCAGCTCGGGCGGCTTGGGAGGATCGCCTTTGCCATCACCGGACTTCTGCTCCTTGTCGGAGCCACCCTTTTTCTCCTTGTTCGGGCTGGGCTTGTTTTCTTTCTGGCCGCTTCCCGACTTCGCTTTTTTCAGCTTGCCGTCGACCAGGCCAAAACGCTCGGCCGCACTATCGGGAATCATGTCACCGGGTGTGCAGTAAAGCGTTGCCGCTTTTTCGTGTCCCGCCTCCACCAATGCCGTTTTACCGGCGTTCAAATAAAGTCGTTGTTTCGCGATCTGCATATTCAATTTCCTTTCTCTTTTTGGAGTGACCGAAAGCCTATTCAGCCTTGGCCCACAGCACGTGCAGGAAATCGCCCGTGGTGTCGGTTGTGTCGTTTTCGATGGTGTTGTGCTCGCCTGGGGTGATCGAGAATTCGGCCGTCCGGTCCACCCGCGTAGGCGGGTCACCGTCCGTCACATGCTCAACCGAAAGCAAAGTATCGCCAGGCGCGAGATCGCCGTGGACTACATGCTCGCCAACCACGCCGCCCGGTATCAGGCAACAGCCGACCGCGCGCGAAAATCCGGAAATCGTACCCATGTTCAATTCTCCTTATGTCAATGGCCGGACACGCAGGTCTCTTGGCGTAAAGACCCTGATGCGCACCCGGCCATCTTCGCCCCGCTCCCCCAAGCTTAAATGCCGGTGACCTCGCAGAAAGCGGCTGGACGGAAAAATATGAGGGCGAGGCGGGTGTCGCCGCGCACCGTGCGCTTGCCTTCGGTGAACTGGGTGCCGACAAAGCCGATCAGGATATCCACGCCCTTGCGTTCGAACAGGCTGACCCAGGCAGGCTGGAACGAGCCGGTGTAGCCGGTGCCTGCGCCTTGCGCGTCCTGCTGCACAACCGGCAGGCCCCACAGCCGCTCCGGTCCTGCCTCGCTCGGGCTTCCCCAGATATAAATGCCGTCCGCGGTGCGCAGCAGCCGGATGTCCTGCCAGTCCTCCGGATGCATAACATGATGCGTCGGCACGGCGCGGCCAGTGACGCGAATCTTGGTCATTGCCTTGAAGAAGGCGTCGGGCACCGGGTCCACACCCTTCGCCTGGGTCTGGATGCCCACAAGATTGGCCAGGCCGCGCAGGTTGGGAGCGGTGCCATTGCCGACCAGGCATTGCCCGTCCAGCCGCTGGCGCAATCCAAAGGTCAATCGGCTGTTGATATAGCCTTCCATCATCGGGACATCTTCCAGCTGTTCGTCAGTCACCGGCACGCTGTCGGTGATTTTCTGAACCGGTGACGTTCTTTCGGTGAATGCGAAACTGGATTCCGCATAGGCTCCGCCTTCGGCAGTTTCCGCAGCCGCATGGGTTCGCAGGGTCTCCTCCATATAGGGGATTGCCGCCTGGCCGGTCCGGAACATCGGGATGATGTCGAGCAGCTGGATCGGGCGCGAAACCGCCTCGGTGAAACCGGGAAGGCGGATGCTTTCGGGAGCATAGCCGGCGCCCGTTTCCAGCAGAGCTTTTGAGCCGAGAGTGTCATAGGCCGCGCCCTTGGCCAGCACGTCGGACGCCCAGACATCATCATAGCTGAATGCGATACCGCCGCCCGCGCCCTTTGCCGCCCAATCCTGATAGCTTTTCTCCTCGGCCACCATTTCGCCAAGCGATTTGATCCGCTCGCGCTCGGACGGGTAGTTGCCCTTGCCGCCTGGGAATTTGAACTGCCGCGGCGCCGCCTTCTCGCGATCGGCATGCTCCAGCGCAGCCTTCTCGGCGCCTTCAATCGTTTCGGCATGTTGGGCCAGTGCATCGGCCTCGTCATTCAGGGCCTTGACCTTTTCGGCAACCGCGACCCCGCCCTTGACGTTATCGCCCAGGCAGGTGACCTTGCTGAAATCATATTGCCCGTCACCGGTATTCGCCTGCTCGAAAATCTTGCCCAGTTCGTCCTGCTTGACGCCCAGCTTTTCGCGCGCCTGCTTGGCGGTCAAATTCTTCACTTCATCCATTGATCGAAACTCCTGCATGTCCCTTGTTGATATCCAGGCTATATGGGCGCAGCTTTCGCCCGACCGCGCCCCGGACCTGTGTCCGGGACTGATCAAATGATGATGAGGAAATCGCGACTAGCAGGTGCGAACAATCGACCCGGCGCGCCAGGGCAGGATAAACGAAAAAGCGCCGTGATGGCAATCATCACGACGCGGTCGGCAGAAAACATGCCGTATTTCGGTTTTAAGAGGGTCTAAGAGGTGGGGTGAGCCGGTTCTTGCTGGTCACATAGCCAAAAGACTTCTCTCGCGCCATTCTTAGCCGGTTTCGATCGCTACACGAGCCAAAAGTTGGTCCTAAAACAAATCGGCAGAATGCGCCCTAATTGCGGATATTGGCTCCTCCATTACCATCTCTCCACTACCGAGCAACAGAACGCTTCGCTCAATGTTCAAATCCAGCGCAGTCGGAGGTCTGATGCACACAGCCCATGGGGATGCCAGCCAGGGCTTTCATTGTTGCGTTGGCGGGTCTTGTGTGGCTAGGGTTACGCCTCGAGAATTAAACGAAGGGCCGCAATGTGATGTTTTCAATTTTCGCTTCCGTTGCTCTTGTGCTCGTCGGATTGTTTCTCGCATGCATCGGTTGGTTAGCGATCATGCGGTTTCGCCTCGAGCCGGAACTCATTACGCGCGAGGCTGCGCGAGGGGGTTGGGTTTCGCTATTAGTCGGACTTGCGGCGATCGTCTTCGGTATGGCGTCTCGGCGCGGTATGAGCCGCAATGCGATTATTTCTTACTGGTGTTCAAAAGGCGTGGAGAGCGAATGACTTTATTTGATGATGGCGAAGAGGCTGTGCCGAAACCCCCACTAACCGTAGAGATTTTGCAGAGCGAGGCTGCAAAGTTTGCCGAGATAGAAAGCATTTACGGAGAGCCGACTCTATACGGCGTCACCGATGGGAAAGCGGTCGGTACATATCTGGAACACAAATTTCGGGTTCACCTAGAGGAAACCTATGAATTTGAGTTGGGAAACTCTGCATCGGGAATCGACTTTCCCAGTCTCAACATCGACATGAAGGTCACTAGCGTCAGACAGCCGCAATCGTCTTGTCCGTACAAGTCGGCGCGGCAGAAGGTTTATGGCTTGGGCTATGGGCTTCTGGTATTCGTTTACGAAAAAGCGGACGACGACGAAAGGCGGACTGGTTGTCTCAACATGCGCCATACTGTTTTCGTAGAGAAAGAACGCACCGCTGATTTTCAAATGACACGCGGCATTTTGGAGATTTTGGAGAGGGACGGAAATGCCGACGATTTGACGGCGTTTTTCCAAGATAAAAACCTGCCTGTCGATGAGATTGAAGCCAACAGCATAGCCGATGCGATTTTGGCAAAACCGCCACTGCAAGGCTACCTGACCATTTCCAACGCCCTCCAATGGCGGCTCCAATATGGGCGGGTCATATCGAAGGCGGGCGAAGTTGAAGGCATCCATAGGGTCAGATGATGAGAGAAACGAAAGACGCAAAAAAATGGGAGTTTGGAGATTTCCAAACTCCCCCCGTCTTGGCGAGCGATGCGCTCGAACATTTAAAGCGAGCCTATCCTGATTTCAGCCCACAAACGATTATCGAACCGACGTGCGGAGTAGGGAGCTTTCTGATTGCGGCCGCAGATGCTTTCCCAAGCGCGGAAACAGTAATCGGTGTCGAGATTGAAGATAGCTACCTATCGACGCTCAACGATAAAATCGCGAAGCGTAGCGACCAATCACGGTTCGATATTCGTCAGCAAGATTTTTTCGCCACAGATTGGTCGAAGCAAATAGCGCAAACCAAAGAACCTATTCTCATTGTCGGCAATCCGCCGTGGGTTACTAGCTCTGACATTGGTCGGCTCAAAGGCTCGAACCTCCCTGAAAAATCCAACTTCCAAAAATACACAGGTTTCGAGGCAGTCACGGGAAAATCAAATTTCGATATTTCGGAATGGATGCTGCTGCGCCATTTGGAATGGCTTGCGAATACCAGTGGCTCTATCGCCATGCTCTGCAAAACAGCCGTGGCGAGAAAAATCCTGCGCTCCGTTTGGAAGAACGGGCAATTCGATTTCGAGAGCCGTATCGTCAAGATTAACGCCCTCAAGCATTTCGGCGCGGCAGTCGATGCCTGCTTCTTTGTGCTTCAAAAAGCGAGGGACACGACGGCTACAGGCTGCCTCATTTTTGATGATTTCAAAGACGAAAATCCAAGCGGTACGTTCGGTTTCCATGGCGGCATGATGCTTGCTGATGTGCCGGCATTCACTCGTCAAAAAGAGCTTCTTGGTAACGACGCCAATTATGTCTGGCGTTCGGGCATAAAGCATGACTGCTCGAAGGTGATGGAGTTGAAAAAGGACGGAGAGGCTCTCCGCAATGGTCTGGGCGAAAGCGTGGAAATTGAGGACCATTATCTGTTCCCACTATTGAAAAGTTCCGACTTAGGAAACGCTCGCTTGCTCAACGCCCGCCACGTCGCGGTCGTCACGCAACGGAAGGTTGGACAACCAACCGAAACAATACGCGACCACGCCCCCCGCACATGGTCATACCTGAACCGCCACGGAGAGCTTCTCGATAAGCGTGGCAGCGTCATATATCGAAACAAGCCTCGGTTTTCTATTTTCGGGGTGGGGGATTACACCTTCACTCCTTGGAAAATAGCCATTTCAGGTTTCTATAAATCCCTCCAATTTCAGGAGATTTCGCCAATCAATGATTGCCCTGTCGTTTTCGATGATACAGTCTACTTTCTAAACGCTCACTCGAAAGCCGAATCTGCGTTCCTATCCGCCATACTCAACAGCGAACCCGCGCACGAGTTTCTCGAATCAATGGTTTTCTGGGCGGATAAGCGACCTATTACAGTCGATCTTTTGAAGCGACTACACATAGGTAAGCTGGCGAAAATTCTTGGTCGTGAGGCAGAATATGAGAGTTTCGTTCGAGAGCGCGATGTTCAACAATCCAGTAAAGCTCCCAGACAGCTAGAGGCGATGCTTTAACCCATCTTTGGCGGCTCGATGTCGAGGGTGCATTACCGATCAACAGCCCAAATGACGCTTCGATTGTCGCCGCAGGTATTCGGCAACTGCTGTATCGGTGGACAGATCGAGATCCTTTTCTGCCGCCACGATAGGCTCCAGTGCATCACCGATTGCACGGTGGATTTCACTCAGCTGCTTCACACCGGTTGCCGACAGCGCGGACAGATCCTTTTCAAGCGCGCTTTCCAATTCGCTCAGACTGCCAATCAGCCTGGCAAAATGATCTTCCTTTAGCGCCGCGCTCTTGATCGCGATCGTGCTGGTACCGACACCGGCCCCACGCACCACTGTCGAAACCTCATCAACCAGCAGCCGCTTGAGCACCCGCACCTGTTGCTTGCCGGAAAAGCGATATTCAAATTCCTGCGCATCATAGCCGTAGGACCATTCCTGGACTGGCTGACCCCGGTCCAGGTCGAATTTCAGCGCTGCATGCCATTCACGGCCAGCCTGCGTTTCCAGATTTAGGTTCAGTTCCGCATAGGCAGCCTCGCCGTCGTCATAGACCCTCGCCTTGCCATAGGGCATCCCGCCACGATTATGCGCGGATAGGATGGGAACCCACTGGCCTTTGCCATCCGGCCCGTTGAACGCGCCCGCCTGATAGGTATCGCCATCACTGTCGATCTCCGCAAGAATGGCGATCCGGGCAAGTCCGGTGCCGCTATCGTCCATATTTTCAATCATCAGCTGCTTGGTCTGCATCATTCGTCCTCCTGGAAATGGGGCGCAAAGCTCAGCGTCCCGTTGGGATGTTCGGCTGCGGCGAGTGCGTCGGCTTCGGCGGCCGATACGATCGAGCCGTCGCGCGCAATATGGCTATCGAGTGACCGGCCCGGCCCGAGCCTGCCGTCAAATATGATAAACTGCTGGACACCGCCCGCCTTGGCGCGCTCGATGGTCGAGATATTTTGCGCATATTTGGTTTCCGTCCGCGCAATGATCCGCGCCCGCGTTTCCGCGCTCTGCCAGTGACCGCCCTCGACATAGCCGGCAATACGGTTAGCCAGGGCCTGTGCGCCTTCACCTTCCGCTCTGCCTTCGGCCAGTGCAGTGAACATCGCCTTGCGCGACTGCCCGTCGATATCGACCATCCCGGCCCGGCGACCACCCGCCGCGACAATCGACCGCGCGACCGGGTCGGGCAGCGACGCGCCCAACCCTGCACGTTCGGCCGCTTCGGACATGGCCTTGGCAACTTCCAGATATTGCGCTTCATAGGCGCGGCGCAGCTCGCCGGTCCATTTGGCGATTCCCAGCTTCTCCAGGATCTGCGCAACCAGCAGATCTTCTTCCTTCGTGCCGAGTGATTTGCCTTCCTGCTCGCTGATCAGCTCGCGCGCTGTTTCACCTGCTGCTTTGCCAAACCGGACAAAGAGGGCCTTCAGAGGCTTCTCAAAAGCAGTTTCCAGCCCTCTTTCCTGCCGCTGAAGCATCAGCACATATTTCTCGCCGCGCCGCATGGCATCCCGGCTCGCGCGCGCCTTGGCGCCGACCGACTTGCTCTCCTCCTTTTCCGGTGTCGGCAAAGCGCGCGGCGGCTCGCCGGCCGGGACTTCGATCAACGAGATCGGCCGCAGGTAGATCCGGTGGCTGTCGTCCACATCCAGGCCCGCTGCCTCGCGCGCCTCGTAAACCTGCACCCACCCACCAATGACCCGCTTGTTCCAGCGTTCGGTCTGCTTGTCTTCGTCATCCTGGAGAGCCAATACCTCGTCGGTTTCCCAATAGGTCTCCAGTACCTCCGCTCCCGCCGTCCGGCCGAAGTCGGGCAATAGCGAGCGGTCGAGTTCGTCGGCCAGCGAACGGCACACCGGCAGCACGCCGTTGCGCCATGCGGTCTTGAACAGCTCTTCCATCGTCGCGCCAACCTTGGCCGTCTGCAGCCCGGCACCGAAGCCGACGACTGCGGCAGGAATCCCGATGCAGGCGCAGACGCGTTCTTCGGCCACGTCGCGCCCTTCGCTCATGTTCATCTGCTGGGGGTTGAAGCCATAAGGCTGCACATCGGTAGGAGCGCCCATCACCAGCGGCCCGCCGCGATTGTCGCCACCGAACGCTTCCTTGAACCAGGTCTTCGTTGCTTCCACGTCTTCGGGCGCGGGCATCGCACCACCCTTCGGGCTGATCACCACGCCCGGAACGCCCATGTTCCGTAGCAGCGAAGCGACGAAGTTGGAGCTTTCCAGGTCGATGAATATCTCGCGGATCACTCCATCCAGAGCCGACAGGCCCTTGCGCATGTCGCGCGGGTTCATGCCGTCGCGAAAGTGCACGACATCCTCGGGATCGAGGCGCATCGGCTCGACGCCGCCGCCTGGGCTGTAGCGGTAATGCGTCAGGAACTCGCTGCCATCCTCTGGCGCCTTGGGCTCGATCATCCACCACGGCACCCACCACAGCTCGACCGGCACACCCGCACGGTTGCGGACCTTTATCCAGTAGGCATTGCCATCGAGAAACCAGCTGAGGATTGTGGCCGCCCACAGAACAAGGTCGCCATAATAGGCGTTCGGCCGCTTGATCAGCGCGAGCATGTGATGGTCCGCCATTTCCTCGACCGCGCCATCCCGCTTGCGTCTCCGAACCGAAAGCCGCGCTTCGGGCAGCGCGCGCTGCACCCAGCGGATCGGCGCTGTGACGACCGAGCTGTCCAGCCCGTCGCCGATCGCGCGCCGATAGTCGAAGCGGGTGCGCCGCAGCAATCCGCTAAAGACTGACGGCCGCGCCGCATGGCGCATAGCCGCCAGCGCCTTGGCAAATGGCGCGACAATCATCTTGGTCAGCGGGTTCATGCCGGTATCCAGTTCTGGTCAAGTTCGCTTTTGTGAGTTGCGCCGGGTAGGTCGGATAGGGGACGCCAAGGCGCTTCATTGCTTTCCCCTGCGGCCTGCACCGCAAGCGCCAGCGCCCAGAACCGGTCGCTGTGGCCATCGGGCGTGCGCTCGGCGGTGAAGCGGATATTGCCAGCAACGGTGGTCTGCTTCGTAACTGCGCGAAGATCCGCGCGGATATGCTTGTCGTGCGGAATGCGCAGCTGCCGGTCTTCCATCTTGCCGCGAAGCGGGTATGCCAGTTGCTCCTTTACCCGCGCGGTAAAAGTGACCCCTTCGACCGAATATTTGCCGAACCTGGCCTGGGCATCGTCCGTCCAGCCAATGCCGAGACCGGTTGCGTCAATGCATATGCGCCCGCCACTTGCCTTGATCGTCTCGAACCACGGCCACAGGATTTTCTCCTGATCGCCCTTGGTCATATTCTTCAGCGCTTCAATATGCCGCGTGTAGAGTACATCGCCGAGCAGCTCGACCACCCACAATACGGTCAGATCGTGCTTGCGGCCGATATCGACCCCCGCGAACAGTGTTCCTCCCTGCGACTGCGTCCAGTCTGTCCCGGCCGGATACTCGGCAGAGGCGATTAGATCATATTCCAGGAACGCCGCATCATCATCAGCGGGTTGGCACATATACTCCTGGAGGAAGCTCTCTTCATCGGCGCAGCCCGACTTCACAAAGTCGAAATAGGCCGCCTCATCCATATCCTGCTGTTCTGCGTCATCGGGTAGGCTCTTCTGAAGCTTGTAGAGAAAACCCTGATCGAGCGCGTTCTGCAGAGTGACCGTATGCAGGCTGATCTTCTTTGGATTGCCGCCTTCCTTGATCTCGCGCACTAGCTGGTTGAAGAAATTGTGGCTGCCGCGATGCGTGCTGATCACCTCCATGTTTCCGCCCCAGGTGATGCCCGGATAGGCAATCGACCAGAGCTTGCGTGGATCGGGGTGGAGCGCAAACTCGTCCAGGATGCGCCCGCCGCGTTTGCCCGCCTGTGCATCGGGGTTGGAACTCATGGAATTGATGCGCTTGCCCGTGGCGAAGCTCAGCACATATGCGGTTTGGCGGGTCGCGTCGTCGATGATCTGCTCGCCCAGGTCTCGGGCGGCCATGTCCAGCACGCCGGTGAATAGCTTGCAGTCCTCAAGGAACAGACGCGCCTGAATATCATCGCGGCTACTGACCCACTGGTCGTGCCGCGCGCCCTGCCGCCCGGTACGCGCGACCCCGGCATAGGCGGTCGACCAGCTGATGCCGATCTGCCGGCCTTTTTCCATCAGCTTCAGACGCTGTTCGTCGGCGATCCATGCGCCTTGATAAGGCAGAAATATCGCATCTGGATTGTCCGGAATGACAAGGGCTTTACCCATCAACCGACCCCCAGCGCCCGGTTGATCTCGGCCAGCGTTTCCTTTGAAACGCCGGACTTCGCGCCGACCTTTGCGACCGCGTCGGCGGCATTTTTCATCCGCTGTTCAACTTCCTCTTCCAGCTTGCGCCGTGCATCAGCGGAACCCTTCTGCGCGCTGACGGCCGACGACAGCGCCCGTGACAGCTCCATAATCCCTTTCGTGCTGACATTGTCGCCTTCCAGCTGCTGGAACATGGCGAGCTTCAGCATCTCGGCGACCGCAACGGTTACCTGGTCCGGACCTTCGGTGCCCAGCGTATCAACAAGCTCGGCTGACATGCGCCGGACTTCATCCAGCTTGCGGAACTGGATTGCCTTGCGCACCGCATAGCGGTTCCAGGAGGATTTCGATATCGACCCGATCCCGCGATCGGCAAGGCGCGCATTGAATTCGTCCAGGATTGCATTCTGGGGTTGGCTGCGTTCGCGCAGCTGCTCCAGCGCCCAGACAACATCCGGCTCCGCCTCGTCGGGCAGCATGTCGATCGACGACAGCCGTCCTCGTCCCTCCCGCCTTGTCACAGGTCGGCGTCCGCCGGCCGGGTGACACCCGACAGGATCAAACGTTCTTCCAGGTGATCACGGCCTATGCGCGTGATCAGGGCGATCAGCACGGATCCGGCTTCGGTTAGTTCAACCGCGCCAAGCGCTTCCAGCTTGCGCAGCTGCGTGGTGATCCAGTCACGATCGCGCGCGATGCCATATAGATCGAGCACCTTGCGGATCAGCAGGTCCGACAGCCGGCCATTGGTTTGTCCGGCCAGTTCTTTCAGGATCATCAGCCTGGCATCGGCGGCGAGCGCTTCGGCAAGATCACTCTTCATGCTCATCATTGCATCCCCTTGGGCACGATCACGTCGTAGAGGCGGTCAACCTGCCGCGCGATCAATTTGACATCGCTGGCCGTTGCGGAAAGCTGTGTAGCCATGCTGTTCTGCTTTTCCCGGATATTGGGCAGCTCGGAAACGATCTGCTCAATTTGCTTCACACGCCCGTCCATCGCAGCAATCTCCTTTTCGACTTCGCCGAACCTGCCGCTGACCGTCCGCTCGAGCGATCCAACGCGGCGGCCCAGCTTGCCTGTGCTTTCAGGGTTTGCCTGCCCCATGCGCCGCATCAGAACCCCGAAACCGATCAGTATCAGCAACGAGATGGCCAGTTCCGACCAGGTCATATACTCGTTCATTTTTCGCCCCTTTTGCTTATGCGGTCCAATAAGCCTGTTGCGGCTCCAAAAATTCGCCGGATCAAATTCAGCGATTCCTCACCCATCAGCTCGACAGCGGCGAAACCGGCAAAGCCAAGGCCGCAGGACAAAAGCGAGGTCAGGATCAATCGCGGCTGCGAGTCTACGACCCAGGCGAAAGCAACCATGATCAGGATCGCGGTGACGGCCAGTTCCTTGCCTTTCGACAGCGGCGGCTCTTTTTTAGGGGTGAGTTGACGACCGAGCAAAATGCCCGCCAGCGCAAAAACCAGCGTCACGACGGGCAGCTGCGCGCCGCCAATATCGATCATGACGATATTGCCAAAATGCCGCGGCAGATCGGCGCCTGCCGTGGCCATCATCACCGACCCTGAAAAGGCGAGCGGTACCAGCGGGTGAAGGACAAGCGGAGCGGCCATCAACCGCCCGCTCCCAAAGCCAGCGGACATTCTCCCGCCGCATCGCGCAGCCGCGCCTCCAGCAGCTCCTCTCGGGAAAAGCGCTGCGCCAGATATTCCAGCATGGATTTGCTGGCCTTGATCGCTGCATCTACTGGCAGGAACGGTGAAGCGGGAATCGCCAGGCTCAGCTCAGCCGGGCAGACCGTGATGATCTCGGTTTTCGTTTCGATTACCGGGTCCGGCTCGATTCCTGGACGATCATCCGCCGATGTTGCGCAGGCAGTCAGCATCACAGTCAACAAGACCGTCATCGCCAACGGGAGCCGCTTGGATAGCTCTGGTCGCATCGGATTTCCTTTTTTGAACATTGGCACCGCGGATCTCGGCGCGCTCGACCGCCGCATCCATTTTGGCTCGCAGCGCCTCCATGGCGCGCTTGGCATTGGCAGCATCGTTTCGGGCGGCATCGCGCTCGGCATGCAGCTGCTTGACCTCACTGGAGCAGGCGGTGCGGATGCCGTACAGACCGGTCGATGGCAGCTTGCCTTCCGCAGTCAGCGCCGTATCGCAGGCCTCGGCCTGTCGCCGCGCCTCGATCGCGGATTTCACTTCCGGCATGCAGTGATCCAGATCCCCGGTCAGCTTGAACGCGACCGCTGCGCAATCGCGGGCATTATCGGCAATTTCCTTCTGGGCAAAGCGGTCCCTGGCCAGCCAGGCCACGGAAAGCAGCGCGACCAGACCGATCAGACCGCCACCGATTTTCAGATAGGACAGCATCAATATTTCCCCAGTCTGTTGGCTCGGCTGATCCAGCCATTCAGGAATCGTTTCTGCGATGGATTACGGCGAACAATCTCGCGGTAACGCATTTTCACCTGCTCGCGATATCGCTTGAGCACCGTATCGATGCCCTCACGCGCGATCGTCGCCTCCAGCACGGCGCGGGTCAGTGGACCGATCTTCCCGTCGACAGCTATCTTCGATGGATTGAGCGCATTGATCGCCTTTTGCAGCATGGTTTTTGCGGCATGGCCGCCGCCATTGATTGCCTGGTCAAACAGCGCCTCGCCAAGCGGCTTGCGCAGGGAATCGCAGTCGTAAGCTTGCCAGAAATGTTTGTGGTAGAGATAGACTGCATCGCCTTTTGTCAGCAGTCGGATATCGGCGCCATCGATGTCGCCGTCCATATCGAGATCAAAATCGGCAAAGCCATCGCAGTCCCCATCAATTGCGCCAGCGGCAACCAGGAAGCGCAGCGAAATGCCCATGGAGGTTTCACCGCCGCTATCCAGCGGATCATTGACATGGCCGCCTTCGATACCAAGAACGTCCCGGACCGCGTCAACAAAGCGCTGGCTATAGCCTTCGACTAGGATTTCGGATATCGGTTGCTGCTCGGTCATGGCAGCGATCTATGGGCAAGCTATGGCCCACTCGCGCCCCGGACAACGGTCCGGGATGCGCTTAAAACATGGTCAGTTGATCATCATCGCGCAGATTGGCCTTGCGGCGGCGGACTTGCCGCGTGGTGTATCCGGTGGAAAGCGCGATGTCACGTTCTGATCGTCCCGCCAAAATCATCCGGTCCACAATTGCCCGCTTTTTTGCCATATCCGCGACATTTCCGGTTGGCCCCAGGGGCATATCAACACGGCGCGGGCCAACGCCAGCGGTCAGCTGATCACAGACGCGGTAGGCGGCATCCTTGCCGATCAACCGGCATATCCAGTGATCGTCGGCGGGTACGGGCGGGAAATAAACCTGCGTCCCGCCGCGCGCCTGCGCGATCGCGATCGCGGCATTCTCGCCCGCTACATCGGCGATTTCGGAAAGAACGCCAGGCAAACGCATCAGCGACGCCGCCGACGCAGAGCGTGGGCATCATGACCGGGCGAGCGTCGCTGCAAGACGGTCGTCACCACCTGATTGCGAACAACATAGGTCAATCCATCGACAACGATCAGATATTCGGTCGCGGAAATTTCTGCGGCCGCCGCGCCTGCGCAGGCCAGCTTCTCTGAAAGTGCCGCGCGCAAAATCTCCAAAGCAGCGCCATCGGCCCGTTCGATGAACCGCAAAAGCGCATGGTTGGAGATCGCGGGTACAGTCATCGGTTCAGACGAGCCGGCCGATCATCAGACCCAGAATGAACGCGACGCCGGTGCCGAAAAGAAACAGCTGCCAGCGGCGGCGGTGAGCGTCGGCATGGAAATCGTTCACGACCGGCAGCGAGTTGAATTCCAGCGACTCCGGCTTCGAAGAAAACTGCTTTTGTGTGCGTTTCATCATCACTTGCTCTCCCTCAATTTGTTGCCCAGCGCCTTGGCCAGCAACGAAAGTTCTTCAACGGTTGGAATGGTGGACAGGGTCTGGCCGGACAGCCGGAATGCGGTCTGATCCAGCGTCCAGTCATGCGGGCACAGGCCCTTGGCCTCCAGCTTGGCCCGGATCGCCTCACACAGGCACCGCTGCAGGATATGAACCTGATGGTCCGCTCTCGCCTTGCTCGCTTCCTGCGACCAGCCGTGGCGCTCTGCGATCGCTTTCAGCGCCTCGATCAGCTTGTATCCCTGTCCCTGATCGGCCCATTGCAGTTTCTTCACGCCAAGCTGGCGCTTTGCGAAGGCTTCCAGCGCGTTTTCAGAGGGGTTTTTGACGGCGTTCAGATGGTAGAGCGAGATCCACAGCGCGCGCGCCTTGCGAGCGACGGGATGGTCTGCCTGGCGGAAGACCTTGGTCGGCTTGAAGCCCTTGCTCTTCAGCGCGCCGATGAGCCGCTCCAACTGCGCATCGGTGCAGGTGGTCAGGCTGATCTGGCCAGTGGTGTCGAGCATCAGCTGGCGATAATCGTCTTCTACCATATTCAGCTGCTTGCGCGCGACATGGATCTTGCCAATCATCGAATTGCGGGCTTGCTTCGACCGGTCAAAGGTCGCGGCCCGTGCGGGCGCGTTCATGACCGGCTCCGGAAATGGTCAAGCACCGCTTCGGACAGTTCGTAAAAGTCCCGGTCTTTCATGCGCAGCACGATCGCCATGTGCAATGAATGGCTGATCGTCGAATGATCCTTGCCGCCCAGCCGCAGACCGATTTCGGTATAAGACATTTCTGGCCGCAATTTGTGGACACAAAAGGCGGTCAGGTGCTTGAAGCGACCGATTTTCGGGCTGGTCGATCGACCGAATAGATCGGTGGCGGGAATGCCGCAGCGGCGCGCGACGTGGCCAGCGACATCGGTGGCCAACACACGGACGCGCGGGACCTCTGCGCCAAGCCGAAAGGGCGGTACCGGAGCGGCGTGGCGATAGGAAAATGTGATTTTTGCAGGTTGATACATGATGATCTCCTTCAGGCAGCGATGGGGCGAGTGGACAATTGGTTCCAGGCGGCGGTCACATGGGCGAGGCTCAGTTCTGCGCTCTGCGACTCCGCGATCATCTTGGCGAGCTCGAGCGTGAAGGTGCAGCTGCGCATCCCGCCCGGTTTCCGCCCTATGCGCAGGATGAAGGCGAAAACCTCTTCGTCCTGGATCTGCCAGGCATCTGCGAGTGCTTCGATATCTTCTTTCAGCGGTATCGGACGGATCAGGCGCAGGCTGACCCGGCTGTAGAGCTGGGCAAATTCAGCCTGCCGGGATCCGCCTTCCATCCGCGCGACAATCTGCTCGTTGCCGAGGAACGCGAGGCCGACACCGGTCTCGTCGTGCCAGTTGCGCAGTTCTTCTATCAGCTCGACATTGAGATGCTGCGCCTCGTCAATGATCAGGACGCCCTGGCGATCCTTGAACTTTCCCCGAACATAGGAGGAAAGCAGATAATTGATCCGCGCACTGGTGTCGCCCATGGCCCGCAGCACCTTCAGCGTCATTGTCTGCACCGTTTTGATCGACGGGCACATGGTGACGATCCAGGCATTCGAAACCCGCTCGCGATATTCGTTGGCGGTGATCGTCTTGCTGGTACCGGGACCGCCTGCAAACAGCGTCATCCGGCCGCGGTGTGCCCAGGCCAGAATGTGCTGGATTTCCTGCGACGTCCGGGTTTCGAAATAGGGTGGAATGTCCGGCGCTTCGATCTTGATCTGTGCCTGGGCTGAGAGATTTTGACGATAGCGAAAAATGCAGTCAGCGATCCGCTGATTGTCGCCCGCATATTTGCCGCCGCTGAACAGGCCCAGCGTCTTGCCGTTCACATCGATCGGCTTTTCGAGCTGGGACCAGCTCATCCCGGTGCTCGCTTTATGGTCTATCAGCCAAAGACGTTGTTCTTCGGTATCGATCGTAACGTTACTCGGATTAATCATTCACTCGTTCCTTCTTGCGCAATCACTCGACCAGCCGGAGTTTCCCGATGGCCGAAAAGATTTCCTGAGTTTGGGTGTCGGTATGCTCGTCTGCTTTCAGAGCCGCCGCCGTCTGGCCGCGATGCCGCACCGGGCGGATCACGCTCGGCGCTGGCAGCGTCTTTTCGTCGTCATAATCGGGCAGCATCGCGGCGATCTGGTCGGCGCGGAGAAGATTTTCCATTTCGGCAGCGGCGCGGACGGTCTTGCGGTAAGTCGCCTCATCCTTGGCCCGCTTCTTGGCCGATGCCGCGTCGGCAAAGCCGGTATCCGCGATCAGATCGGCGCTGCCCAGATAGGCGCCCGCGGTATCGTAAACATGCAGGGGCTGGTGAACATCGTCCGGATCGAACCGGATGGTGACCGTTCGGCCGTGCAGACCGGACATCGCCGCTGACCAGTAGCGGTTGCCATAAAGTTCGATTACGCCGGTGCGGCGATCGACCTTTTTCTGATCGGCGGCAAGCAGCGCCATGCGCAGCTGCTCGGGCGTGGCCTTGCCGATCGGCGAAACCGCATAGCTTTCGGAAAAAACATCGTCAAAGCACCTGCCATTGGCCATTTCTGTCCGACGACCGGGGCGCAAATTATGGGCTGCGATTCCCTTCTCGGCGATCCGCTTGAATGTCTCAATATCGACGGCGCGATCACCGTAATTTTCCGGTTTCGCGTCGACATTGTTGCCGGTGTAGCAGCCCGCCAGGGATGGATGCTTAGCAATCGTATCGCAAAGATCTCTGAACCCCCTCTCAATCGGCTTCGATTGCCCGCGATAAGGCAAGGCCCAGTGGATCTTGATGCCGAGCGCGGTCAGGATGCCGGTCGGCTCTTCCTCGCGGATCTTGAAACGGAAACGTGATTTCGCGCCGCCCGTGATCCATTTTGAGGCAAAGGCCCGGCCATTGTCGAGCACGCAGGCCTTGGGAATGCCATAATCACGGAACAGATCGGCGAAGGTCAGCCGGGTTTGCACCGCGCTTTCGCTGCCACCGATGCGCCAGCTGAGTATCTTGCGGCTGTAAATGTCCTGAATGGCGACCATCAGCGGGCGGAACACCTTGCCGTCCGGTCCCTTGGCAAATACGTCGAACTTGTGGCCGTCGATATTGACCATTTCCAGTGCATGCAGGTCCGCGACGGAGCGTCTCTGCGCCGGCATGGACTGCCGCAGTGCCTCCTCGCCGTCGCGCTTCAGCATGATCACCCGAACATCAACCTCGCGCTTCAGCTTGCGGGCAAAAGTCTTCTGGATAGGAATCGCGATTCCCCGAGCGTCGGCAATTTCCTTGGCCCGGTAGTAGCAGCTGGTCAGCGTCGGCTTTTCCGGCCGCAGATAGTCGGACTTGAAATATTGCCAGATATCGGGGTCGATCTGGGCTTCTTTGCCGCCGCCCTTGCGCCTGGGCGCGAGTACCGGCAGGCGGTCATCATGGGCAATGCCCTCAACATCGCTGAGCCATGCCCATAGCG